CGACGATAACGAACATACAATTCACCAATTTTATCAGTGATTGCATTGTTGTCAGTAATCAGGGAAAATCGACCAAGGTTATAGAATTTTTCACCCGTCGTAACAGTTGTTGGTAATGCTAAATTTGGAGTATTGGCCACGAAGTAATCCCCTAAGGGGTAACCTCGCATCCTTCCAGTCTTAGAACGAACAACATGTGTCCCCCTCTCAAAAGGGAGGAGACGAACAGAGTGATCATAATTCTCTGCGGCAGTTAAAGAGGTAAATGCCGGGTCAGAAGAATCATAATTCGTAACCATAACAACCAGTCCGGGTGACGCGGTCGTGCCGATAGCGGTATATGCCACAGGTTCATAATCAAACTCAACATCCATCTCGTACTCCTCATAAATAGAGTTGGCACGGGATGTAACCGGAAATAGGACTGAATTTCCTGGGTTGAGATAATAATCACGAGAAGTGAAAGCGGCCGTCCCAAGGACATCTGCCACCTTCTCCCTACGCCAACCAAAATTATCAACAACAGAACCATTGTTGACAATCATCTTTGTGTCGGCACCTAAGTTCTTACGGGATACATCTTTAGATGTAAGCCAGGACTTGGGATTTTTTGTCGGTTTAGAAGCCACCTTCAAGGCTTTTTGTAACTTTTTGTTGTTACTAGACATGATTAATTGTTGGAATGACAAAAAATAATGAACTATATGGGCTCCAGGAGTTACCTGGACTATACATCATGACATAACCTTACATCCTTTTTGAGGGTAGTAATTGGAAGTGCCGTGTAGTCTCTTGGCGTTTTGTTTAGCACTGAAATTTTGCATCTGAGAGAACCTCAGAACAGTTTTGGACTATTACATGTCATGACCCCATGGTTTTATTATAGAGTGATCCGTCTCACCCAGCAAAGTAGTACATCTCTTTGTGTACCACCCGGGTCCTGTTTTACTAATAGATTCTGGTTCTATGCCTGAGTTTTAAGTCGCATTGGGGCTGCGCTAGTGTTTTATTTAGTCTTATGGGTCACTGCCCAGAGGAGTTTAACCAGTTATTCCCTGGAGAGATTGGATTTACCTACTCATATTGTTTCATATCAAAAATTCTTTCTGTCGAATCACGGACAAAATGCTCAAGAGCATAAAAGTCCTTGGCTTCAACAGTCAAGTTTAAGTAATCATCAATATGTGTAGGAGAGTTCCTCGCTGCGAGTACATTTACAAGTACATCACGGCGGACTCTATTCAAGTTCAAATCCAAGGGGGGGACAGGAGGTCGAGGGATACTCACGTAACGAACGTGGCGGTATTCCTCGATGGTAGAGTCAAGCATAGCCGTCAAACGGCCACTCTTGGTCTTTACATCCTTCTGCTCCTTCCTCTGTAGGGCAATACGAAGAATCGGATCGCCTAAGCCCTCAGTAAAGTTCTGGGATATCCTTGCAACATATGCAAGTAGGATACCCCATTCATCAACATCACATTCTACCATTTCCATATACTGTTCTGGCACATTCTCAGGATCACGATCTTTCACAGGCTTATCAAGTCCGTAAAAGAGAAATTCTGACTCTTTCATCATCGTTGGATTTAAAACCAACTTTCCGAAGAGAGCATCTAATGCTTTTTGCCCAGTATACTTCTGGTTATTTACAACTGCCCACTGTAACTTTGGGTTATGTAAAAAGTATGTTGCCATTAATCTCTGGTTATGCGTCACTTCGACGGGTTTATCAGAGACCAACGGGTTGAGTCCAAAACCACCTAGGTGGATTGGAAGATACCAATTGGGTTGGAACTGGAGTTTTTCATATGGTTTCGAGAACTTCGACATCAAGTCAGGAACCAGGACACGTGTCCATGGAACATCCAATAACATAGGGTTGATGGCCTTTGCCATTGCAACACCCGTGTTCAACTCCGATGATTTACGAAGGAAACGTGTGTTCAAGTAGTTAAACTTGACCATCGTGCCCTTCCTCATCTGGAAAAGTTGGGAATTTATCTGACAAGTATCCGGTGAGCAATAGTTCTTACCTTGTGAAGGTTTGAGACCAAATGCCAACGAATTCTTGGAAAACATCGCACCAATTTCCTTTGGACCGCGGTACAACAAGTCATCTCCGTTAATAATAGCTGTATCGACAATTAGTCGAGACACTACTTTACGTTCATGGAAACTCTTCCATGTCCCTTCCAAAATCCACTCATCTATTGTGATTAGCAAAACCGCAAGGTTACTAACGCATAACAAGGGGAATGAAAGGGGATGACCCATCAACTGTCCAGCTGTCGACTTAACGTCGAAGCTCTCCATCAAAGTAGTTTTCTTCTTAGGTTCCTTTGCATCTAATGCAATCGAAACTTTCGGATACTTCATAGTAATGGAGCCCAGTGTCGCCAACGCGATTGGGTAAAGGGGATGAGTGAAATGTTTTTCGAGTAGTCGAATTGTGACTTCACGTTTTAATAGATCGGTAGCAGCCTCGTAATCTGCCGAAAACCAATAAAAATCGTGAAACTCAGGGCGAACAAGTTCATTTACCTTTATGGTTAGGTCATCGTGTAGCATAGTGCTCCACTTAGTCCTTTTCCACATAGATAATAGTTCACCTTGAAGAGGTTGTAACGCTGTATACGCCCTTCCAGGGCCCTTGGAAATCATACGGATCTTCCCAGGTTCGAATAATCCTATTGCCTCACAGCAAAAGAGATTTTCATCTATATCGTCTACACACTCATTCATCACAGTCTGTCTCCATCCGTTTACATCATATATCAATTGTTTCATCACAGGAAGTGGATTCTGATCATAAAGATCCGAATCGTCCAAAAAGTTGAAACCATCGCATTTGATTTTAAGCGGGTCGAACGGAGTAAAGAGGGAGATCGCACCCTCACCATACTTCTTTTCTACACATGCGTGTGCGGAGGGCAGCAATTTGAGCTGCCCTTTTTGATAGAGGGATTGAAACCCCCGCACACGGTGTCTATCTTTGTCCGCCATACCAGTAACTTCGGTACGGAAGACAAGACCAGATGCCCTCTCTAAGGCATTAATCTGGTCAGGAGTGAGTGGGACCTGTGGAAGCGTTAATCGCACAGCATGCTTCTTGTATGCTTGTACTAACTTCTCATAGGGAAGGTCCGGCCACATTTGTTTACATCCTTTTTGCAGGGAGTATATGAAACGTACATCACGCGCATTCAATGCACGCTTAATGTATGTCCAACAATACCCCTGAAACAGGTTAACATTTGGGCCAGATGGCTCCGGGAACACGTTGTCCGAAAATAGTCTGACTGCCATTGAGTCTAACCAAAATTTCACATACGATTGTTCACCTCCATCGATCGTCTCTGCTGCCTTAATATTTATTGCAGTTTGACGCATCGAATTCTCAAACCGATGTTGTTCTTTAGGACTTCGTACTTTTTTAGAGTAACTAGTACGGGCCATAAATACCAACAAGATCGATTCAACGATCTGGACGGTCGACTTCTTCAAGTCGAGCCCCCGAACGACACGTTCGAGGACCGTTCTCACTTTATCGTCAAAACCTCCGGTAACCACAAATTGTGGATAGCCGAGGCTTGGTTGTTTTGCTACATTTTTCTTACGCAAAACAGCCAAATTCTTCTTCTCTCCGTGTGCAGATGGCACACGGGGATTCTTCGAATTTTGACTCTTCATGAGGGCAACAGCGCTATTGCTAAGCGAGCAATGGTCAGGTGTGTGCACTGTGTTTTCCAACACGTGTCTCACTCCACCCTCGGGTACCGCCACGGTACCCGTGATCACAGTTAATGAATTAGAAATTTTCATTTAAT